CCCCGTCATAGTGACGGGGCTAAATCGTGGAGATAGTCTATGTACATTAGAAAAGAACGCGCCATACCGAGTTATTACGGTAATCCTGGCGACATGCGCTACGCTTATTATGGAAATTACTTTCAGTATCAGGGTGTGGAACATACTGTTCCAACTACCGAAGATACCGATCGTACCAACCTTCTCGATAGAAATAGTCGAGAATGGTACTGGGCATTATATGAGCCCACGCGTAGACATTGTGATGATACTTTACCGGGTAAAACAACTACCGGTAGAGAAATCATCGACGGAATGGTAAACGGTGCAAACAGAAATGCATTTAATAACGTTTACCACAAGAGGGTTCGTGCCATCAACGTGCCACTGTTGATGTGCTACAAGGACGGAACAGGATTTCGTTATCTGTTCTATCACAGATTCGCGTTTCCCTATGGGTATGAATTACCATTGTGGGATGATGTACGCGAAATACCTCTTGACATCCGGCCTGCACAGAGTAGGGCATGGCATAATATGCAGCCCCGCTTTGAAGGAAAGATTTCAATGCTTAATTTCATTTGGGAATTAAAAGATTTCAAAGGCTTAGCTCGTTCTGCAATGAGTCTCATTGACCGCATGCGCTTGGGTACAGCCTTCAGTTATCACCGGATGGAAAAATTAAAGAAGCATTTGTTATCTTCCGTTAAAGATCCCACCCTGCCCGCTTCTGAGGGTATCCTTGAGTTAAATCTAAACATCAGACCACTCGTTAAGGACCTTGCGAATATATTCCAACAACTGAATATAATCGCAAGTGAGGCACAAGCGTTATTTGCCCAACAAGGTGAAAGTAATCAAACTTCACATTATTCTGAAACATTGTATCGTGACAGAACGGCAAACCACATGAGCCCTTACTACGTTAATTGGGCTATGCTTGGTCAGCAGAAGTTAGTGAAATTTTCTGCAACGCTTCAGTACAAATACGAATATCTAAACCGCAATCCTGTCGCGGCTTGGATGAAGTACTGGGGATTATCAGGCTCTTTTGAAACTTTTTGGAATGCTTTACCATTTAGTTTCCTCGCCGACTATTTCGTTAATGTCGGCAAATCTATTCATGCGATGGAGCATGATCCGAATGTGAACTTAACCTCCTATGTTTATGGTGAGTCTATAAAGACTTCCTATCAGTATGGGATATTTACATTCAATGACCCTCTACTTAAGGGCCTTGTAATCGATAATACGATTATTTCAGGTCTGGATGTTGGTGACCATATGATTTCGGGCACCGAGGGATCCATCTATAGACGTTATGTCACTGAACCTTATATTGGTCCAGTTTCGATGAGGTATAAACTACCTTCAGCGAGACAATCGCTCAATATGGTGGCACTAACGCGCTGTCTCTTCTCTTGACTCTCTGCATAACGCAGCGTCTTATGTGCACGATACGCACTTTATTTATATAAGGATAAGACCATGCCTTTATTCTCCAATCCAGTAACCTTAAACAACGGTGCTGATCACATTTTTCTTTTTCGTAATCAATTATTCGATTCCACTGCCAAAAAATCCATTGTTGGCGTATGGGTCGAACCCGCTGCTCCTCTAGCTGATGAATCAACGATCACTGTAAAACATGATTCGTCCTCACCAACTGTTAGAAGGCGTTTGGTACAACGGAAAGTGAACAGACCAACCGTAACACGTGGAAACCGACCCATAACAATCAATGTAACGATTGCGTATGACACGGAACATACCGACGCATATGTTGAAGCCGAGCTTGCTCTGGTCAAAGACATGTTTGCCGAGGCCACGTTCGCTGCAAATTTGTTGGATGGGCTTATATAGCCCTTCACAGGTTGCGTGACTGGATCTTTTACTAGGTATGGCTGGAGTTCAGGTTATGAAACCGAAACTGAAAAGCCATAAGGGGAACCCTTCCCAGTCGTCCCAGGAGGATTTAAGATTATTCAATGACACAAATAAAATACCTGTCAAAGAAATTCTTCTTGCGTACATAGACGATTTACAAAAACTTCTACCTCACACGCTCTATAGCGTTGCTGACTCGGCCCGTGATAAAGAGACAATAGTTCGTCGTCTCGATCATGAAGGGCTGGCTTTCGCGACGTTAACGCTGCCTTTACTGTCGGCAGGTCTGTTTCAGTACTTAGAAACAGGCTTAGTTTGCTATCCTTCTTATAAACTCAAGAAGGACACGGGACACCCAGTATTTCTACAAGGGCTATTCCGTCTAGCGTATCGCAGTTGTGAGCATCAGACACGTGCCATCCAGTTCATCTACCAAATATCGGTGATGTTTAAAAAGCTAAAGGGGCCGTATCCTGATAGTGTACTCCGAAAACAGTTGTCGGATTTTGTTGTCGTTGATCGTGAGTTAGGAGAACTTAACATCTTTACTTCTCATAACTTGCCTCTTCTGCAGCAAGCCAGGGCTAATATCACGGAACTTTTTCGTGATTTTAATTTAGATTCGATCGATGTATTACCTCGACCAGGACCTGGTTCTACTAATACTAAAGTAGAAAAGCATATGAGATATCGTCCTCATACGCTGTACACACAGATAGACACTGTTCTACCCTATTACGATTATTTTCTCGTGAATGGGTATGACATCGTCCATCAGACGAAGCTTTACCAGGCTTTGTATAACAAGCCTGTTAAACACCAACGTGCTCGATTTAAATTCGTCCACAAACAAGTGGGCAAAGCACGTGGTATATGCTTAGAGGAAAATGAGACTCAATATTTACAACAGGCTTTTAAACGTGCAATTTACTCTTATATACAAAATCATCCTATCACATCTGGAAAGGTGTGTTTCGATGATCAGAGTGTTAACGCGTCATTAGCTTTGTTAGCTAGTATTGATCTTAAAAATGCTACGATTGATATGTCTGAAGCAAGCGACAGAGTGTTGCGTGTTTTAGTTTCATATCTCTTTGAGGAGACATGCTTACACGATATCCTCATGGCGTTATCCACTAAATGGATCGATCTACCTTTCGAGGTAGACGGCATTTCAGAGGTAGAGATTAATAAATTTGCACCTATGGGATCGGGTTTATGTTTTCCGATTATGGCATTGGTGCACTGGACGCTTTTGAGGTCCATCTACCAGAACTCCGAGTATGAAGAGTCCCAATTGAATGAAGTGTACGTATACGGTGATGATATTATAATACCATCGTTTATGGCGGGAAGTGTTTATACTATATTTCCGAGATTCGGTATGAAAATAAATGTAGCGAAAAGCTACTACCGATCACATTTTAGAGAATCATGCGGGATACACGCCTACAAAGGCGTAAACATTACCCCTGTGTTTGTAAAACACATACCAGTTTCAACATCATTGAAAGAAGCAATGTCCTGCTTCGCAGTTGAAAACCAGATGCATAATTTGGGATACAGTTGCGTTGCGTCTATTTTCAGACACAAATTGGAGGTATTATTTGGATCTCTGATGTATGTGCCTGAGGATTCATCAGTTCTAGGATTTAAACGGAATGATGTTAGTTTTCCCGATTTGGCACCGGGGAAACTTAGATTAGACAGCTGGGGTAACCCAGTTCACCGAGTTAGGGTTGTGAAGCCTATTGTAAAGGGTGAATCTCCTCCTACGGAAGGTGAATGTTATTTACGTTATGTCCTCACAAAGGACATGACGCGTGATGTACAGGAACGCCCAAATGATTTCAAAATTCAATGGGTAGACTTGCCATTTCCTGCTTTACAAAGTTGTACCTTACGCGACCCTGTTTTATCCGATTCATTGGATAAGCTGGTTCGCAACCAATCACGCGATGATCGCGACATACATGAAGAGGCAAAATATGATTTCACCCGTTTCAATGAGCGCTTTCCATCGCTTAAACACCAAGTGCGGCAATACTTACAGCACCCTTTGTCTGATAGACGACCTCCTAGACTTGTTAGTCTTGGGAACTCATCATCACAAAGGTACTTTGCTTGTAACGCACGCATCAGGGAGATTGGACCTTGCGTTGTACTACGGAGTTATTTACGCCGTAGAGCCATTCATTGAAGTAGATCATCATAGCTCTTACCAATATTCAGTTTACGGTGAGAGTGATTTTCTATTTCGTTTGCAAGGTAGGAGACATGTTATAATTAGATTTACTAACATGCCTGACTTTGTCTTAGTCTAAGGCTCGTCTGGGGAATCTGCTTAGCAGCTACATCGCTTAAATGTTTGGGCCGTAAGGCCCTGGAGGTGTGAGTTCAATACTCACCATTTAATGTGGATAGTTG